GTATGTTTTAGATTTTTTACAACCACCATGCCAAAATTGTTTTTTACCAATATAGTACTGATTAGTTTCTTTATTTTCTATACAATACACAAACCCAAACCAATCACTAGGTTCAAATTTTTTATTGTATATCCAATGCCCTTTATCTGTTGACATAAGCATTGTACTTTTCTTTTGATAAACTAAAATGATCGTTTTCTTTGCGCCAAATATGAAGCAGCTTACCGTTAGCTAACATATAAGCATGACCTTCTTCTCCATAAAAGTCTGCATAAGCTTTACACACAACTTCTTTTCTTTCATATGGAAAAATAATACCTTCAAGCATTTTTTCAGCTTTTTTAGCCCCAATCCCAGGAATCCCTGGTATATTGTCTACGCTGTCGCCCATAAGTAATTGTTTCCAATAGAAATAATCTGCATAATCACCCTCAATTATATAAGGTTCTCTTTTACGAGGATTGTAGTGAAGACCTTGGATACAATCTAAATCTTTGTCTACAGTAACAATTGCATAAGGTTGTTTACATTCGTTAGCCCAAATGCGAACCATATCATCTGCTTCACAATTGTCTGTTAATATACAACCTTCATACTCATTTACAACATCTGATTTCAAATCTAAGAACCATTCTGGTCTTGTTGATTTTGACTTTGATCGATTAGCCTTATACTCATTGTATATATCTACTCGAAAGTTGTCAGGGCCACCTAAAGCCATAACGTAATCTGTTGTAAAAAGATCTTCTAATATAGAATCAAATAAACTATCAAAATTTTCTCTTGCTTCTTCTTTGGTTTCTGCACCCCATATACTAATATATAAAAGTACATCACCATCAACAATAGCTAACATAGTAGCTCCTTTATATTGTTCTTTAACGTCAGGTATTATTTACTCTTCGTTTTCTTCAGACTCCATACCTCTACGAACTAGCTCAAGAAAGCCCATGTTAAAGATTTGAGCAAAAGTTTCTTTGTCAAGATCTAATTCTAATGTTGCAGAACCGTCTTCATGTTCATCAATAGAAACAACATGAATGCTATGTACTTCACTTTCCCTTTTACTTTCCATTTAAAGCTCTCCTTTCAAGCTTGTTAATATTAGCTAACATAATATCACCTAAGTCTAAACCCGCATTATCAGCCAAAATAGTAACATACCACAGTAAGTCACCTAGTTCTTCAATAAGGTTTTCACGGCTAGTAGCATTACACACTTCTTCTACTTCTTCACGAAGACCTGCCTTTAAGTTTTGAGCATGTACATGAGTATCTCCGTAAAAGGTTAAAGCTAATTCTTGGTATAATTCCTTACCGATTTTCATTTGTTTTCCTTACTATCTGGAACATACCTTCAGGGCTGTCTAATGCTACACATATATCTTTTAATTGTTGCCAAGTAAGACAAATAACGTCAAATTCATTTTTATACTCTTGATATTGTCTAATCCAAACATTACTATCATCTCCAACAATTACTTCGACATCTTCTTGACTATCGTCTTCAGACAGTACTGTAATCACTGCTGCATCTTTTTCAAATTCTACTGTAAACATTAATCACTTTCTGACATTGCTTGATTATATCCTTCTATATAGCCATCTTCTTTACCTTCATCATAACCTACATCTCGTCCAGTTTCATAACCCTCATCATACATTTCTTCATATTCAGTTATACTATTTCTATTATCAACATTTAAAACTTCTAAAATTTCAGTTTCTAATTTGTTAAAAAGCTGTTTAACTTTTAAACTAGGAGTTTCATTTTGAAAGCTTAACTCATCAAAAAATTTATCAAATTTTGTACGAACTAACTCATTCAAAGATACTGTAATCATAAGTTTATCCTTTTGTTAACTTTTCTAAGTCTCTTGTTATACTGCCGTTTAATTTTCTTTAAATGACCTCTAGACCAATTAAGAAACTTTCTTGATTTACTAAAGGCATCATACTCATCACCACCTTTAGTAGGTATACGTTTATTCATTCTTGCTTAACCTTTGCATTTTTATATAAGCAGCTGTTAATTGCTGTTGTAACTCTCTAACGTTATTTTCTAATATTTTTATTTTATTAGCTTGAGCTACAATAATTTTTCTATTTTTTTCAGATTCCATTTCATCAGGTAGCATTTTTTTCTTTTTCCTTTTGATACCAATCTCTAACAAAATATAGATAGTTATTTATTGTGTCATCGTTAACATAGCCTTCTTTAATCCATGCTCTAAAAACTTTTTCATGATCTTTAGTCAGTGTAGTTGGGCTTGACTTTGTAGTGCTCATGTATGCTCCTTTTCACGTTAGCTTTCATGCGTTTAACTTCTAAGGCGTGTTGATATTCAGGCTTGTCTAGTAATACTTCCATAAATTCTTCAATAGCTTCTATTCTAGCTTCTAAAGATTTTTTAGGGAAGTTACCAAAGGGATCGTGCATATTAGCTATTGCTCTTTCTTTAGCTCTGTTTCTTTCGTCATCAGTCATCGGTCTAATGGACGTCATAATAGTCATCTCCTAACTATATTTAACTACTTTGTCTAGTGTTCTTGTAATTTTAATTACACGAAGTTCAACAGGTGTCCATCTTTCAGATAACAGTGCAGCTTCATACTCTGCTTCGTCCTTTTCATAATGACCATAATACTTTGGTTCTTGTGAATTTAAGAACCAAACTTCATACTCATATTCATCAGTGAACTTCATAGTAATCATCTCCTATTTTACAATCACCGCAAGTCATAATATTAATACCTAATGCTTTAGGTGCTTCTTCAAAACAATTCATAATAATATTACGAGCTTTTTCTGCATAGTTTTCTTCAACCTCCACAGTATGTTCATCATGATAGAATAATAAGTGTTTAAAGTTAATACCTGCTTTCTTTAACTGTTCGTCAATCATAACAACAGTTGCCTTCATAACAATAGCTTCAGCACCTTGAATAAGATAATTAAGAGCTTTGTGTCTTTGATCTCTTTCAAGAATAATCTTACGACCATCTAAACCTCTAATAAAGCCTCTAGTTTCGATTGCATTATTACATTTTTTAATTAGCCTTGCTAGAGCAGGTAAAGCTTTCTTATATTTATTCATAGCAACTTTAGTTTCTGAAACAGATTTACTAATGTAACCGCTAAGCTTTTGAGCACCTGCTCCGTAAAGATAAGCAAATATAAATCGCTTAGCTTCATTTCTCGTACAGCCAATAATATCAGCATTCATTTGATGGATGTCACCCTCTAATACTGTTTTAGTAAATTTAGGATCATTCATAAAATGAGCTAAAAGACGAAGTTGGCAAGCAGCTGAATCAGCACTAACTAGTTTATAACCATCAGAAGTAATAAACAATCGTCTAAACTCAGGGCCAAGGGTTGCTTTTCCTGAAGGTAAGTTAGCAATAATTTTATGTGTTTGTCTGAAAGTAGGTGTACCAATATTAAATACATCACCATGTAGTCTACTATTGTCGTCTAGATATTGGAACCAACCTTCTAAGATTGACTTACGAGATCTTAAGGTATAATACTCCATTAAGGCTTGACCTACATCTCCGAGTCCTTCCAAGGAACTGTCTGAGAGCTTGGCAGAGACTTTGATAAATTCTCCGTTAACTTTTTTCCAATTCCATTCGTCTGGTTTCCAACCAATTGTTCCCAAATAAGACTTAACCGTATCAGTGTTACCAATATCACCAACGTGAAAATCAACCCTACTGTAAGAACCCAAAATTTTGGAATCATCAACAGTGCTGCCCATATCAGGCCCAAACCACTTGATAATATGGGAAGTGAGTTTTCCTGCTTTCGTGTAAGTTGGAGTTTTTGCTGTTGCATAGCGTTTTCCTGTAATTGGTTCGTGTTCTATTGTTGTATCAGGATCTACAACTACAGCCTTAGCTGGCAACAACGGATTAATAAACGCTGATATTTCCGTCATTTTGTTGTCAATAGTAAGCTTAAGGTTTTCTGCGGTTTCCCTGTCAAATAACCAACCATTCTCACACTGCTCTGCCATTATTCTATCCATTTCCATTTCAGAGCGTAATGCTTTTAAAATAGATTTAGACTTATCACGTTTAATGTACTCTACTAATTCTCTACACAAATACTTATAGACCTTGACTGTTAGTCTAACATCTTGTTGCATATATACAAACATTTCTTCGTTAAACTCTTCAAAGCCACCTGCATAGTCTAGTTTATTATCTCCAAACTTTTCACCCCAAAGTTTTAATGAATGTCCAAACCCAAATCTACGATAATTAAGAACTTGAGACATAACTTTAGTACATTGAACACTTGCTTTAGGTTGCCAATCTGTTAGTTTGGACAAAGCTGGAACATCATAACCCAAAGCATTATGAGCAATAATAGTATCTGCTTTATCTAGTAATTCTAAGAATTCATTTAACTGGTGAGGCCGAAACCAGTACTCAGTACCAGTTCCGACATCAATTGCTCCAGCACAATGAAACTTAGATATTTTAGGCAAAAGATTATCTGCCTCAATATCAAATACTAGTTTCATCAACTTTCCTCATTTGTTTTGACATATTGTAAATAAGATATGCAATACAATCTCCGTAAGCATCATCTAATGTTTTATTATAAAACAATTCAGACCAATGCTGTAAAGAATCTGCCAATTCAGAATATTTACCATTACCTAAATCAAACTCTAAATCATCTAATTCACTTAAGTTTCGATTTATCATACATCATATCCACTTCTGCCTCTCTATATATCTCATAAGCTTCATACGCTTTATGAACAGCTTGACGTATAGACATATTTAAATGATATTCTCTATACATTCTAGCCATGCGTCTTATATAAGCTTGTTCAAACTTTTTTATCACTAAGTAACCTCTTAATTAAGTATATGTGATCTTTTAGATCTCCACAAACATTATCTAAAACTTCTGATTGATATGGTTCAGTTTCATGTAACCAATGCATAGCACTTTCCATACAGTCTAAAGCCCGTTGAATATCAGGTTTAACCTTAATTAGTGCTTTTTCCTGTTCTAAGAAAAAGATATCTTCTGCTTCAGTCATATAGGTGCTCCATCTACAAAATCAGGCCATTCTTTATCTGGATCATAAACTTTTGAAACATTCTTTTCAAATTCATAATCAGATTTAAAGTAAGATAGTAATTCCATAACTGCTTTTTGAGCCTCTAAGTCATCATTAGCAGCTATAGCTATACTAATTGACATTAGTTTATTATGAATTTCTTTGTTTGTCATCGATTACCTCTACTAGTCGATTAGCATACCATTCAATCTTTTTAGCGTCTTGTAAAGAAGCATCTTTTTTACCTAGTCTCATAGCATATTTAAATATATGCCCTAATAGATGAGCTTCAACACCTTTATGTTGTTTAAGAATGTATTCCATAAGATCTATGTATTCTAAACCATTAGGAAATTTAGCGTAAGCTTCTTTTGGAATCATTTTGTAGTGTTTAGGGTTAATGATTGCGTCTTGTTCTTTATTAGACATATCATTAAAGTTTCCATGAAAGTCTATTTTTTCTTCATGGTTTAAATCAGGTTGTTTTTCCATGTTTCCTGTACGATCTGTTAAATCATCTTCTGGATATATAGTAATTAAACCAGTTTCTTTAGCAATGCGTCTTTCTATTCGGTTCATATGTAAATATGTTGACCAATCATGTATGCATCGTTGTGTACTAGCTACGTATAACAACATCTGATTTGGATTATTTGATTCATAAACTTTTATTACAGGGGTCATTTTATTGCCTGTCCAATAAGACCAACAATCTATGGCCTGTTGCCAATTATCCCCAATATAGTCTGCCTTATCACTGTTTTTATTTCTGTATACTTTATACTGCAATATTACCTGCCTAGTTTTTGTATATGAACTTTAAACTCTGCTTTATTGTTAAAACCATAAGCTTGAGCTGCTCTTTGTTCTGCTTCATATCGAGTAAAACCCGCATCGTATTCTAAGATAGCTGCCCTTTCTTCGAA